GAAAGAATTCAGCCACACGATGAGGCCCACCAAGACTATGCAACCGCTCAAGCCGAAGATGTAGTAAAAAACTTGGTATCCTGAGAAAATTAGGAAAAGAGAAAGTTCTGAACTAGACTTCAACATCTAGAGGGGATGAAAAGATAAAGTGGCCATGGTGAAAGATTTCAAATGCCAAAAAACATTCTGGAGGAAAGTAAAATGGGCACTTGTCTCGATCTGAGAAGCGTGAGTTGCATGAGCGCTAAGTATGATATAAAACCAGATTAGAGCACTCGGCTGAAGAAGGAGTTCGATGTAAAGTTGAACCATCTTTTGACAATTACCTTAACCAAAGAAAGAAATGATGACGCAAAGGTTGAGGGTAATGAAAATGACGGGAAAGATAGACATCTATATGAAAAAGAAGAGAATAGGTACCCAGGGGGTGACCATAGCGATGTAGATCATCAGAATGAAAGAATTTCTAACTAGAGTGACGAAGACAAACTTGAGGTTATAAAGCGCGAAAGAGAAAAGTATCGCAAGAACGGTAACCATAGAGTTGACTGAACCTTGTCCCATGTCGGTGACGGCGTTGTAGTAGACTTGAGAAATCCACTGCCTGGCTGACTCTAAGCTGAACATAGCGCGAACGTATCTGAAAAACTGCATGAAGTTGTGGCCTAGGTCGTAGTCCCAATCGGGGTTGGGTCCTCCTTGGCTGCTGCCGAAGCTCCAGCTGAAAGTGCCGTCTCCTATAACCTTACTGATCAAAGCGCATCTACCATATCTATCACGATCGTAATAGTTGGGGCACCAACCGGGGTTGGCGTGGTCTCGAGTATAAAATCCTCCTATGGGTTGCTTGTACACGCCTGAAGTGGTGCACATGCGGGAGGGATTATAGATGGCCGTGGGAAAGACGACGTTACTAATGGCGTCACAGTGTTAAGCGATGGCTGCGTGAAGAGGTAAGCTACGAGTGCCTGTGTTGTCTGGATGAGTGACGGAGAGGAGCA